AGAAAGGGATTATCCGCAGCCCAAGCAACACCGATACACGCCGACACCCAAAAAATAAACGGTGCAGATGTGATAGGCGATGGCTCAGAAGCTGATCAATGGCGAGGTGCCGGTGTTTGATCATCGTAGCTTTAGCCCTTCATCATTCAGACAGCAATCGTTTTACATGCAGGCCGCCGCCGTTTGGAGCGAGTTTAAAGCGTTTACCTTGCGCGTGACAAAAACCATCCACTTTACACTGAGTCGCTGATATGCCAGAAATCGTAGAATTTACCTTAACGTGTTCAAAAGCCTATGCGGTTGAATTGGCCGTGATTAAAAGCCACCGGATGACACGTACGCTACAAAAAACCCTGAAAATAACTTTGGAGCTATAAATGACCATCCACTTAAACGACATCGGCACCGTATTTGAAGTGACTTTAAAAGACGAAACCGGCGCGGTGCTGGATGTGTCATCAGCAACGGTAAAGCAGATCGTATTTCAAAAGCCGGATAAATCCCTTTTGACTAAAACCGCTACCTTCAGCAGCACCGGCAGTGATGGGAAAATTCGTTATGTTTCCCAAGCGGGTGATCTTGATCAGCCTAAAAGCTGGCAAATACAAGCCAAGGTTACGATGCCAAGCGGCAGCTGGAGTAGTGATATTGGGACTTTTACGGTGGATAAGAATTTGTAGGTCTGAGCTATCCTTAACCGTTTTAGCAAACAGCTTGAGGAGGCTATATGGATTTGCAGGTTAGGTATCCTGATTATAAGTTTGAAAATGGCGTTGATGTGTTGGTTGTTGGCCGTGACAACCCCATGCGTGTGTTCGGTCTGGCAAAATATAACGGTGGTCACTTGGTAATTGCGCACGATTACAAATACGGTGACAAGAACTATTACAAGATGTCAAAGTTCAGAAATGCAGTTAATACAGAAACCGGTGAGATCATCACCAAGATTAAAGAATTCGTGCTGAGTATCAATCCTGATATTTTCGACATCCGTCCAGAATTTGAACGGATTGACGAATTAAAAATGAAGCACGGCTTATTAGACAATTGACAAACATCAGGCTTCGGGCCTAAACTGGATTTACTACAATCCTATAGCGGTCATCCGCACCCGAAAGCCTCGCGGTTTTTTTATGCCCCGAGTTTTATGATCCCGAAATCCGTTTCGGTATCATCCGTACAATGGGCGAGATGACAGGGCGAAATACAATACCTTCGGGGAATACGTCCGGCAGTCTATAGGCTGTAGTTGAGTCTCGCCCTCCCTCATATTGGATGGCACTTACTTAAACCTATAGGTGACATCATGTCTCAATTTAAACCACTCGCTAATCCATTCCAATTCGAAACATTAGACGTTCGCACCGCTGTCGATGACAGCGACAATGTTTGGTTTTGTGCAAAAGACGTTTGTGACGCTCTCGATATAGTTTGGAAAGGTGCAGCAGCATCACTCGAAAACATGCCAGAAAGCTGGTTTATGGTCTGGAATCTCCAGACCATAAAAGGCGAAAGAGAGGGTGTTTTTGTCAACGAATCCGGTTTGTACTGGCTGATTTTTCGCTCCAACAAACCCAAGGCCAAAGAGTTTGCCAACTGGGTATTGGGTGAGGTTTTGCCGCAAATACGTAAGCACGGTTACTTCGGTATTATCGAAGGCAAAGACCGGCTGGCCTATTCCAAACAGATCGTGGAAATCACCGCCCGTTTAACGCTGACCACTGACGCCATGCTGTTTAAACTGTTGGTGGATGAGTTGCGGGATTTGTGTAATCTGGTCGGTCGCAAAATGCCAGACCTGCAGCTGCTTGGTAAGGATTTTAAACAAACCGATCTGTTCCCCAGTTCTGGCAAAATGCTGTTACAAGGGGATGCATGATGGCCGCCACGCTAGCAGGCTTAAAAAGCCAGATCATGGAGCACATGGAAACCTTGGAAAATGAGATTGCAGCGTTGCGCTGTGTCAGCGGCCTGTTAAACGGTTGTCATAACCACGCCAACGCCATCGAGCTTTCCGAACTGCCTTACCTGATTGACCCGATCATCGAGCGGGAAAAACTGATATTGGATGAGATACGCGGCTTGTTTAAAACAGCCGGTGTTGATACTGTTCAGGCTTAGGCCTTAAATCGGTAGGGTACGCACTGCGTACCCTACACGCTACCAATCAAATACCCGTTTAAACATCGCATCCACGCGCCGATCAAACCGATCAAATACCCGCAGCTGCAGCTGCTTGATCAGTTCTTTGATAAGCTCTGCAAAGCCCAGCATCAAAATAAACGCAATCACCAACACCAGCACGGCATATTTAATTAATACGTTAATCATAAAAACTCCTGGGCGTTGTTTCGGGTTAAAAATCTAATTCTCTCGATAATGCTCACGGTTCGGCAGATTTCTTGATCTGCCTTGTGACGCTCCCAGCTGGCCGTTTGTACGCTAGGCTCAGCTTCCAGCAGTCTCAGCCACAGATGCAGCTGATGATGCTTTTCAAATCTAAAGCCCACTTTGATGCCGTTGACTTCCGCTTCCATGAATACCATGCGGGTAATGTGTACGTTTTTGTCTAAAATGCGCAGCGCACACGAGCCGACATAGCTGGGTAAAAGTCTAAACGTGGTGTTAGGATCGACTGGTTGGTGATAAAACCTAGCCGAATACATCAAGCCTTCGTGGCATCCATGGCATTCCTTGTGCAAGACACAGTAGCTTAAGTTCATGACTGCCAGACCGGATCCTTAAACGCTACCGGATTACCGGGGATGATTTCGTTCAGTTCCAAAAAGACTTGCTGCATGGCCGTCACTTCCAGTTCGTGATACACCTGCATGGCTTTTTGCATATCGCCAAAGCCGCCGACATTGGCCGGGATGATGGCGGCTAAGCCTGGGTAAACCCGATGCATGGCCAGCATTTCCATTTCAGTCACTTCCTTGATGGCCTGAAATTCATCTTTGCTGCCGATGTTGCCGACCGGGATGATTTTTACAGGCTCTTTGTTGCCATTTGCGCGCGGGATGTTTAAATACAGGCTGCGGAAGTTGCCGGGCCCTTTGGACTGCTTGACCTGGTTTTCGATGGCCTTGGCGGTGGCTTCGTCCAGGTTGGCATCGGCTGTCACCAGTATGTAACCCATGTGAGCGCCGTTGATGAAATACTTACGCCTAAACAAGCTGGCATCCTCGCTGAGCAATACCGATTGAATCCCGCCCAAATACTGCGGCATGCCGTAGATGCTTTGCTTTATGTCAGGCTCTTTCAGGTGGATCACTTCACCCGGTTGATATTCTATAGTTTGCTGTCCCAGCGTGAATTGATTGCTGTTATCCAGCAGCCGCACAAACACCCCGGATTTCTTGTGAGGCCGCATAGACAGCGCAGGCAACCAAGCCAGTCTAACCACTTGCCCCAAACGGTTTTTAAACGCTTGAAAGTAAGCATTGCCTGTCACCACGTAATCCAAAGCCGCGCGTTTGAAATCCAAAGATGACAGCAAAGCCGACGGTTTAAACCATTTGGCCAGCATGTTCTTTTTAAAGTGCAGGATGGGCCCATGGTAAGCATTGGCGCTCATCAGGTTAGCCAAGCCGGTTAAGTCAACCGGTGGCCGGTAATAATCGCCGCCCACGTCCAAAAACACGCCTAAATAATCGGTGACATTGCTGGTTAACACCGGCTCCGGATCACCAAAGGCAAACACCATGGATTTGCCGGTCGATTGTTCAGTTTCAGTCTGTTCTAGCATCGTTTGTGTCATGTCAGTTCCTAGGCTTGCGCCAATTGGCCGCCTGCTTTCACAAAGGCTAGGCGTAAGGTTGTCAGGCTGTTTTCATGTTGTCCGTAGCCAGCACCGGGCAAGCTGGCCCAAATGCGGCGGCATTTACGCACAGCTTCATCAAACCGCCCGGCGTCAATATCATCCAGCGCCTTGCATTCCTTGATTTGCTGCAGTGCTACTTTATCTTGTGAGTCGTGACCAAAATCCGGCAATTGCAATTGGGCTTTGTAAACTTTCCAATAGCGAAATAACAATTGATAGCGACCGGCGGCGGATGAATAATTGTTGATGCGCTTGATATATACGTAAGGGTGCGGGTGGTCGTGATAGCCATCAAACAGCTTGCCGCCTACCATGACGTTGTAACCGCGATCCCCTAAATGGGCGGTCCCTTCTGAAACGGCGATCATGTCTAAAAAGGCCTTTCTGTTTCGATTCATGCGGTCACCTATATTGTTTCTTTTTTGTTGCGGTTCCAGGAAGTTATCAACCATGATTGTTTCCATTTAGTGGCTAAAAGTGACGGTGGTTTTGCGGCCATCGTTGTTGATCGGTTCGTAAATCAAGGCGTGCATAATTGACCAGGCGATGTCGGCATGACCGCTTTCAACGCTACGGCTGCTTGCATAGGTGATTTGCCCGCTGTTGGTGGTGGTTTTGCTGATCATTAAAAAGGCGCGGGTGATTTCGTTGTCACCGGCCAGATACTGAAACCGCCCGGTATTGATCACATCCAGCGACTTCACAACCAGCTGATTTTTCATGTCCATGCTGTAATGAATCGGCGTGGCGTTTGGATAAAAGTCGATGACCTTTTCGTACACCCCGTAACCGATGCCGGTGGTATCGATGCCTAGATGCACGATGTTGTAACTGTCCTTAATTTCTTTGATGCGGTTGGCTTGGTAGTCGAAGTTTTGGCCGTGATAGCTTTTGGTGCGCAATACCCGCCATTTATCCGACGGTTTCAGCGGTACCGCAAGCAATGCCAAACTGGCGTTGTCTCGGGTGCGGCTGGGGTCGTACCCAGCTGAAACGGGTTTGTTGGCAAAGGGGCGGTCAGATCCGTCGATATAATCTTTCCAGTCGTCGATATCGACGGTGCAATCCAGCAAGCGCGCCAAGCTGAATACCGACTGGCTGTCGTCGATAAACTTGCACATAAACAGATTCTGGAAGTCATCTTCTGAGTATTCGATCTGCAATTCGTCAATATCAAACAAATCACAGCCTTGCGCCTCAGCATCCTTAACCGTGACCATATGCCGCCACTTTTTATCCGGTCCGTACCAACCGTCTTTCAGGTTTTTATGTGACACATCGAATTCGATGCGTTTGTCATCGGCCTTGCCTTTATTGAACTCTTCCCCGGCCCATTCGCCATACGCTTCATGACTGATGGCACTGGGCGTGCTGAATAGCGTGGTCGTCCACTTTTTATGCGATGCCATGCCGCTGGCTACTTTACGCAGCCGCTTGAACTTGGGTATCCAGAAAAACTCATCGATATACAAATCACCGTGATAGGACTGCGCGGTGTTGCTGTTGGTAGACAAGAATCGCAGTTCAGCGCCATTGCTCAGCAAAATAACCGTGGTGCCTTTCAGTTCAAGCTCGAAATGCTGCAGCGCAAAGGCGATGATGTAGGCTTTAAAGACTTCCGCCTGGTCCCGGCTGGCCGACAGGAATATTTGGTTTTTGCCGGTAACGATGGCTTTGTTAAAGGCTTCCCAGGCAAAGTAGAACGTGGCGCCGATCTGCCTGGATTTTAAAATGATGCGCGTGCGGTCGTTGCGATGTTCCCACCAGGTTTTTTGATAGTCGTAAAACAGCTTTTCCCGTACTTCATCCAGCAGTTGTTCGGAAATTCCGGACACATCATTTTTGATTTTCTTTTCGCGCGGTTTACGCTCTTTTGTGCTGCCTGCCGGTTTGGGTTGTCGGTAATCGGCTTCACCCGGCACGTTGATATAAATGGGATGGCCTTTGCTGATGGCTTCCCCTTCCATTTTGATTTTGTAGGCTACAGCATTGTCTTTTTGCAGCTTGCCAAACGCCTCGGTCAGCTTGATAAATTCATCCAGCTGCGCAGGCGTTTTATCCAGATCGGCTAAAAAGTTGATACGCCTGGCCAGCGCAATTTCAATTGTGTCGGGTGGGCAGAAATTATCCCAAGCCTCAGCATCCCGCCAGTTGTAAAGCGATCGAGCCGTCATGCCCAAGCGTTTGGCAATATCCTGTATCGATGCCCCTTTGATATACATCTGCTTGGCCAGCTGCTTTTGTTCGGGTGGGATTACTTTTGCCATGATTTACCGGATAATGATTTTTCACTCATTATCAGGTGTAAATATCCGCAAAACGCCTGCTGAATTTTCTGAAAATTCCTATATTAATAAAATAGGTATCAATAGGAACAAACCCTATTGAATACAAGCTTGAAAAGTTTAATCTGTGTGTCAATTCCACCTGATTTAGAGTGAAACATGGCAGGCAGAGTCTTACAGACCGATTTCAAGCGCATTGGCCGCAGCGGACCGACCACTGATGGCCGCGTGATAGATCCAGCCTGGATTGATGAAATGGCCGAAAGCTACAACAAAGAAATCTTCACGGCTCTGATCTGGCCTGATCACATGCGGTTTCAAAATTACGGCACGGTTGATGCGCTACGCGCCACTGACAATGATGAAGGTGGGCGCGACCTTTGGGCGATTTTATCGCCCAATGCTTTTTATCAAGCCGACAACCGCTTTGGCCAACGCCTGTTTACCAGCATGGAAATCAGCTTTGATTTTCGCAAGTCCGGCAAAGCGTATCTAACCGGTTTGGGTGCTTTGGACGACCCAGGCAGCGTGGCCACCACAGAAATCCGCTTCAGCAAAAACAATACGCAGCAATTTGGCGCTGTGACGCCCTTTATCGAAGCGCATACCCAAACATTTGAAGACCAAGCGCCAAACAGCCTGCTGGATCAAATCAAAGCCTTATTCAAAAACCAACCCACAGAGGACAACGACATGGCCGATAAACAAGCCCTGGAAGCATTAAAAACGGAAGTGGCCGAAATTAAAGCCATGTTTGCCAAGCTGGCAAAGGACAACGGTGGTGACGACGAAAACACCGACGAAACACCCGATCCAACCGCTGCAGCGTTTGCCAAGTTAAACGCCAGACTGGATGAATTGGAAGCCAAGTTTTCCAAAACCCCGGCAGCATCAAGCGGCGATGGCACAACCACAGTTCTAGTGGCTGAACTCACCGAAAAATTTTCAGCACTCGAAACCAAGCTGAATCAGGCCCTGACAGAACAACCAGGCACCGAAGGCGGCGAGCATTTTGGTGCTGGCGATGAAACAGCCAGCCTGTACATCTAACGGACAACCTAACAAGGAATAATCATGAGTCAGCCATTATCAAAACAAGGCCAAGCCCGCTTAACCGCATTGTTTGCAGCCACCGCTGCCGCGTTTGGCGTAGCGCCATCGGATCCGCGATTGGGTCAGCACTTTAACCCATCATCACAGCAAGCCGTTCAGTTTTTCCAAAACCTGAAGCGTAACGTGGTGGCTGATGCGTTGTATGCGGCAACCTTGCCACTGCAACAAACCCTGATACCAAAAGCCGTACAGCTGGCCAATCCGTTTTTCTCCAGCTTGCCGATGATTCCGGTCACGGATACCACCGGTCAAAAGGTTATTTTGGGTTTGACGGGTCGCGTAGCCAGCCGCACCAACACAGGATCAGGCGAACGCACGCCCAAGCGCTTAAACCAACAAGACAACCAGGACTGGACGGTTAAGCAAACCAACTTTGACGTAGCTTTGTCTTATGCAGACATCGACGCTTGGGCAAAATTCCAGAATTTCGAAGCGCTGTATATGCAAATCGTCCGGGAAGCGATTGTTAACGATATGCTAGTTACAGGCTGGTACGGCACATCTGCCGCAGCGGGTACCAACATCGTTACCAACCCTAACCTGCAAGATTTGAACATCGGCTGGTTGGAAAAAATCCGCACGTTCAACAGCACTTCACAGCATGTTGGATCGGGTGTTTCGATTGGTGCTACCGGTACTTACAAAAACCTGTCTGAAGCGATCCACGACATTAAACAAGTTGTGTCGGCAGCGTTCAGAAATCGTGGTGATTTGGTGGCCTTGGTGGGTGATAACTTGTTGGTTTCTGCAATGGATAAATTCTACGAAACCCACGGCAATACACCGACTGAAAAAGCCTTGATCAATGGCGTTGTGACATCCGACTTTGGCGGCTTGCCAACCTTTAGCCCGCCTTTCTTCCCGAATGGCACTATTGTCATTACCCCGCTATCGAATCTGGCTATTTACTACCAAGATTCCAGCATCCGCCGCACCCAACAAGATTGGCCAGCGAAGGATGAGGTCCGCGAGTTTAACAGCATGAACTTGGCTTATGTGGTGCAAGAAGAGTTTGCCACTGCCATGGTCGAAGGCATCACGCTGGTTTAATCGGGAATAATCATGGAATTAGTCAGCAAAATCGCACGGATTAAACAGCAACAACTGCAGGATGCAGCCGACGGCCAACCCGTTGCAACCGACACTGCATACGCACCCGTGCGCAAGCTGGCCGCCATTAAAGCCGCTGAAATCGAAAGCGGCAACCAATATGCAGGGCAGCCGGAAAACACCGACAGCACACCGGCAGCAACACCGGCTGAACTGCAAACCTTGGAACATTACCAGGCGGCTATGTCGGCTGATTTGGCCAGCCTGGCCGTTTTGAAAGACGTGGTGGAAAAAGCCAAGGCCAAAGCCACCATGTTGCTGACCTACTTTCCATTCGTGCAAGCCTATGTCGATAAGGGCGATAACTACCCCAACGACATTGCGGTTCGGGTGTGCATCTGGCTGTTTGATACGCTGCAGATCGAGCAAGGCCTGGCGCTGGCGTTTCATCTGATCAAACAAGGGATTCATGTCACGCCGCCAGAATTCGACCGGGATTTGCAAACCTTTGTTTGTGATGCCGTGTATGACTGGGCCAATGCGCTGTTAAAGCGTGATGAATCCGCCAACCCGTATCTGGAAACCTTGGTGGCCACGCTGGATAACGAACAATGGTCATTGGCGCCACCCGTGCAAAGCAAATTGTACGTGATGTTGGCCAAGCATAAAAAGCGTGAAAACGATTGGCTGACTGTGCTGGCCTTGTGTGAAAAAGCCGAACAGGTAAATCCGGAAGGCGCTGGCGTGAAAGGATTGATGAAAGAAGCCAAGGACAAACTAAAACCGGTTGTTGATCAAGCCGATCAATAACTAAATAACTCCTCAAGCCCAGGCTGGCAATCACCTCTCGATACTCGCGACACCCGATGTTATCGAACGGTTGTTTTGCCTGGCACTAAATTGGATTGATCATGAGTTTAACCGGCAAGCCATCACTAACCA